ATGTAATAGGGGAAGCTGGTTATCCAGGCGGTAACTGTCAAGGTACACTAAATAATTATCCTGCTACAGGTTATTATAAAAAACCATTAACTTACATTTCATTTGAACAGGATAATATGAATGATAACAAATGGATAGTTATCAAAGTTACAACAGTTATTGGATCAGGAGATGGTAATGGAATTAGTGTATCAGGCCAAGCAATAAATGAAGCAGGTTTATATACAGCAGCTTCAAATGTTGGTGGTTATGCTGGTTCTTTTGCATTATTTGCTAGAGTAACTTTTCCAACATTATTAAAAGATAGTACACGAAGATTACAATTTGTTTGGTATTTATTTGTTTAATTAAAGTTTTATATTAGACCTGGAGAAAGGATGATTTTCATTAGAGTAGATACGATTAGAGAAAAAAATAAACGGAGGAAATAAGATATGAGTAACGTATCTCCAGGTGTGTATAGTAAGATTATTGATCTTTCAACATTTATTCAAGCTGTACCATCAACAATTGGCTTTCTGTGTGGGTTGACAGAAAAAGGTCGTGACAATGAATTAGTATTTGTAGGTTCACGAGCTGAATTTATTTCTGAATTCGGGGAACCAGATATCACAGATTTTGGTAAAAACTTTGGACAAGGTCCATATATTGCATATAACTATTTAGGTGAGTCAGGTTCGTTATTTTGGATTAGAGCATTACCCGATGATGCTGCATATTCACATTTGAAAATAAGTTCAAGAATGGCTCCATCAGATACATCTGCAAGTGTATTTCTGGAATATGAAACAAGTCCAATTAATGATAAAGATGAATTAAGATCAGATTTATTACTTAGTGGGACGACACAACCTGTTGGAATTTTATATCCAATTGGTCGTGGTGCATATTACAATAAAATTGGAGTTAGATTAACTGTACATTCAAACCCAACTCTTAGTGGAATTTATGTTCTTGACATTTATGAAAAACAAACAGATGGTAAGGATGTAATTATTGAATCATTTGAAGTATCTTTTGATCCACGTGCTAGAGATAACTCTGGAGATTCTATTTGGATCACAGATGTTCTTGCAGTATACTCATCTGTTTTGAGATTTGAAATGGTTCAAAAAGTAACTGACGGAGAATTTGTTTATTCAGATGGTTATGATTTAATAGTAAGAAATTATGACAATGATATTGGTACTGTTACTGTTGATTTGACAAGCGGTTCTGCAACTATTTCTGATAACAAACAAGAGTTTGTAGATTGGGAAACTGATCCAGAAACAGGCAATGCAGAATATGTTGTTATTGCTAAAGATGCAAAAGGTAATGAAATTTGGGGTTGGTTAGGTGCATCTGGTGGAGTTGATGGTGAAAGTATTAATGTATTTTCAGAGAGATTATTGACAGGTGGATTACAAGCGTGGAATGGAGCTGTATCTAATTTCGATGAAGATTCAGCTATTTCATATGATATTAAAAAATCAAATGCAAGTTTATCAACTCCATTTGAATCTACTACTGAACCTCTTCCATTAAGAAAAGGCTCTGATGGCGAACTATATGATGTATCTGGAACTTTTGATCCTGTCGTTGGAACAACTCTTTTACAACAAGCATATAGTGGTCTATTAGATAGTCCAGATTATGGTGGTGGTTATGTTGATGATATGTTGGATGCTGAAACAGTATACTTTAGTTTAGTATATGATGCTGGATATCCAACAGATGTTAAAACATCAATTGTAACTCTATGTACAACTCGTAGAGACTGTATATGTATTCTTGATAATGGGGATAACTCAACATTTGAAATATCAAAAGATTCTAGAGATCTAAATCAAACTTACAATACATATTTTGCTGCATTATATGAATCATATAATAAAGTATCAGATCCATTTACAGGAGCTGATGTTTGGTTCTCACCAGTTTATCATATGTCATATATTATACCAAGAAATGATAATGTTGCTGAGTTATGGTTTGCTCCAGCGGGTTTCAATAGAGCAGCTATCAATAATATTAAAGAATTAAGATTTAATCCAAGTCTTGGACAAAGAGATCAATTGTATTTGAAACAACTTAACCCAATTGTAAGGTTCGCTCAGGGTTATACTGTATGGGGTCAATTGACAACTCAAGCAAAAGCTAGTGCATTACAAGATATCAATATTGTTAGACTTGTTCTGTATGTTCAAAGAGCAATTGAACAGTTTTGTAGATTCTTTATTTTTGAACAAAATGATCCTATTACTTGGGGTCAAGTTGGCGGAGCTATCACTCCATTCTTAGAGGTAATTAAGTCAAAACGTGGTCTAACTGAATATGCAGTTGAAGTTGGAGCCACAAATTATGAACAAAAAACTAAAAAGTTCCATGTTAATATTACATTAACTCCAACTAGAACAGTTGAACAAATTTTATTGAACTTCTTTATTCAATAAGATTAACCAAAAAAAGAGCCACTCAGGATACTAACTTGAGTGGCTCTTTTTCCGTCATTTTAATGCTTGCTTATAGTAATATGTGGCAGTTCTCTAAATGTCCCTCCATTCTCCATTTCACTAAAAAATTCACCATCTTCATCTCCGTAATGAAAAATATACATATAATACCCATTATTTTCCTCAGCGAATTTTGAAGCTATAGACATTGTTGCTCTTGTTGATAATCTTTCATATTCATTGTAAAATGATTGTAACCAACTTCTGTTTCCATATAATTCTTTTGAAGTTATACCTTCTCGTTTACAGAAGGTTTCTTGAATTTTAGAATGACTTATTTCCCCCATGGTCAGATGATCGATATAACCATATCTAAATTCTTTAGATAATTGTTTAATGAGATTTTTATCATCAGCTTTTATTCTTTTAGCTCTTTGTTTTTTGATATCATTATATACCTGTAGAGCTTTATCATCTCTATATATAAATTCTTGAACCTCTTCAATTTTTGTTATCCTTTTTGGAAAGGCAACAATAAATGATGAAGAACTTGAATTTGTAACAAAATCAGTTTTGATCTTCATATCATAATCCTGCTGGACATTTATTTGGTTTATTTTTTATAATTTTTCTGAAGTTAATGAAGTTTGGAGAATCATTCCATATATAACGAATATCTTCAAATTGTGATATATTCACACCCCATCTTAAATGATCTGCGAAACTACATGGAATCATTCTCATGGATGGTGATATGTAAACTGACATCCTTGAAGACTCACAAGTGTCAATTGCCATCCGTTGAATTTTATTTGGAATAGAATAATCTAATACATGATTTATCAAACAACTATCCATTCCAACTTTGAATTGACATTTCGGTGTAAATATAATATTTGCAAACTCTTTAATCTGACCTTTAGTTGGAATCAATTCTGGTTTATCTTTTCCCGATCCTTGTGGTTTGAATAATAGAAACACAATGGCATTAAGTCTGCTAATATCAACTTTACCTTTCCATGCATCTTCTCCATTAACAATCTTCATTGCTTTATCATAATTTGGGTTGGAGAATATAAAATGGATATTAGTTTTAATTTCTTCATCCATTAATCGCCGAAGAGCATTGAATGTAAACCCTTTATTATAATCGCTCACTGCAACGGCACCACACATTTTTGATATTTCAATTTGTTCATCAGTCAAATTGATGCCGCTTGTTGTGTAGTTCGGAACTACATTATTATCTCTTGCATATTCAACGAACTCTTTAAATTCAGGATGTAAATTTGGATCACCACGACCTCCCAATGCTACTTGATTGGTATGATGTTTTACTTGGTCAATAATCATCTTAAAATTATCAAAGGTCATATGAGGTTCTGTTTCTGGACCTTGGTAACAAAAAGAGCACGAATTCAAACAACTTCCCATAATCCCAACATCGATTAATAATGGCAATTCTGTTCGAAAAGGATCTCTATTATTTCTTCCTTTAAGAACTTCAAGACCAGTCATTGTGTTGAAATGAACTTCATAATCAGGAGTAGAATAATACTTATCAAATATTCCTTTGATTATCTGATTGCCATCTCGTATAATACGTTCTTCAAATTCCATAATTTCTCCTTTTTAAAATTAAAAAATAATAGTTGTATTAGTAATTAATATATATAGTGATTTTTTATCTAATATACAGTTCCTTTTAGAACAAAATATAAATCTTATACTATTGGAATCAAAATGAATCTAAATGACATTTTAGACATGTTTTATGATGAATCTATGGGCGGAGCTGGCATTAGTAGTTCAGGAGCTGCAGGTGTCGCAACCACTGGAGCTGCTACAACTTCATCAGGCAATGCGTTTGGCATGGATTCATTACCAGAAAGTAAAAAGAAAAAAAAGAGAAGTGTAATGAGGATGGTATACCCAGAAATGCTCTATCTTTTTCAAGAAAAAAGAGTATTAATAGACCTAGATAAAACCATACATAAATATTCAAAAGGATGGCAAGATGGTGAAATTTATGATGAGCCATTTGAACAAGCAAGGGATGCAATTAATTGGTTAAAGGACAATGGGTATGAAATAGTTATTTTTACTACAAGAGCTTCTCCAGGTAATGCTGCTGAAATGGGTGGAGATGAGAAAAAAGAAATTGCGAAAGTTCAAGCATGGTTGAAACACCATAATATCTATTTCGATAAAGTTACCGCAGACAAGATAAGCGCAGACTTCTACATTGACGATAAAGCAATCCCAATTCATAATGGAAACTGGGACGCTGTATTAAAAGTAATTAAAAAAAGGATGGAGTATGATTCTTAGGAGGATATACTAATGGCAGTAAAAAATTCATTTGCCAATGTACCCAATAACGTTCTTAGCCGTAATTTCGGTGGAACTGTAGCTGGTATAGCAGACCCATATGTAACTGGTTATCATTTTATATGGTTTGCTAAATTACCACCTGCACTGGCAGGGTATGCAAAATTAGACAACAATTCAGTTATTTCAAATCTACTTTCAGGAGCATGTTTGTCAGTAACACCTCCAGGTGGTACTTTGAATAAAGTAGAATTTACAGGACTAGGTGGTATTAAATGGGCAGTACCTGCAAATATCGATTACGGTAATTCAGTATCTGTTAAATTTTTAGAGTTTAGTGGTACCCCACTTCTCAACATTATGCATGGTTGGGTTAAAATGATTCGTGACTATCGTTCTGGAGTATCAAATCTAGAGGGTGGTACACAATTAGATGGTTACACAAAAGCATCATATGCAGGTCTTATGTATTATTGGACTACTGCTCCTGATGCAAAAACTGTTGAATATTATGCTGTTTATGACGGCGTATTTCCAACAAAAGATCCACAAGATTTATTCGCAAGTGATGTTGAAACTGTAGGAAGATTAGATACAGAAATTGAATTTAACGTGGATTACATTTGGCATGAAGATTGGGTAAAAGCAAAATGTCAAGAATATGCACATCGAGTATTTGCAGTTAAAGCAGATGTCATTGAAAAATATGGCGATGCAATCAAATCATCTAGTTAAAAATAATATTTAAAGGAGACAAAACAAATGTTTATTACAGAAAACCAAAATGTTGGAGATTCAATTTTGTTTTTACTTGCAGCTCGTACTGCTCTAAGCAATATCGTTGAATCAAGCAAAAATAAAAATTCAAATAGTTTAATTTCATTTATTCAAAATGAAGCATCTGATTATCAAGTGATGCATCTATTGTTACATGGTACTCTACCAAAAGAAAAATATAATCCTGTTGCTGAAACAATTCTATTCAGTGATTTTAAAGAAAGTATGATGATGAATAAAGATTTTGTAACTGAAATGGTTGGAGAATATGTTTTTAATAACGTTCTTCATGAAGTTGATAGTCTTTATATGGTTACATCTACTGTTCGTCCGGTTCTTGAGTTTGCAGCTCAAACAGAATTTGATGTGGCTTTGTCATGTATGATTAGTGAAGCAGTTGGTGCTAGTAAAATGGCAGGAGATCCATCATACCTTTTGCAAAAAATTGCTTCATATAAACAACAGTTGGCTAATGCTGTTGGTCCAGCTAAAGCCGCAATTATGAAACAAATTGGCGCTCTTCAAGCAAAATACGCTGCATTAAAATCTGGTATCGGCGCATCTTTGAAAGCTGCTACTGCTGGTGCCGGTAAAGGTTCATTCACAGGAAAAGGTGCTTATACTGCTGCGCCAACTCTTAAAGCTAAAGTTGCTTCTGCTGGTAAATACTATGGTGGGAAAGTTGCTGCTGGTGCAAAAGGAGCTGGTGCTGCTGTTGGTAAATTTGCTGCAACTCCAGCAGGGTTGGCTACAGGTGGAGCGGCTGCGGGTGCTCTAGCAATCTATGCTGGTTATAAAGTTTACAAACGTTTCTTCAGTCAAGCTGCTAAATCATGTGGTGGTCAATCAGGTGCTGCAAAAACAGCTTGTATGAACAAATTTAAGAAAGCTGCAATTATGAAACAAGCATCTGCTATTCAAGCTGCTTCAGGAACTTGTGCTAAATCGAAAAATCCAGCACAATGTAAAGCTGCTGTTGGTAAGAAAGTAGCACAATTGAAAGCCAAAGCTGCTGGAATTGCTGCTTAAATAAAGGAGACAAAACAAATGTTTATTACTGAAAATCAAAATGTTGCTGATTCAGTTTTGTTTTTACTTGCAGCCAGAACGGCTTTAAGTAATATAGTCGAATCTAGTAATAATCCAAATAAAGATTTTCTGGTAGACTTTCTTCATGAAAAAGCTACCGATTATCAAATTATACATCTTTTATTAAAAGGTGAATTGCCTAAACAAAAATATGATGAAATGGGTGAGATGCTTTTATTTAGTGATTTCAAACAAAGTATGATGTTGAATAAAGGTTTCGTATCTGAACTTGTTGGAGAGGATATTTTTAATAATGTTCTCTATGAAGTTGATAGTTTATATATGGAAGTTTCAACAACTGCTCCAATTCTTGAATTTATGTCCGCACAAGATGGTGAGATTGCTATGGCGACTATGATTCATCATTTAAACGAAGTTTCAGATTGGGAGAAAGTAGTGGCATTGTGGAATAAAGCTAAAGCTGCTGGAGGGGAAAAATTAGCTGCTTTTAACCAAGCTCAATCTGCCGCAGGTATTGACAAAGGAATGAAAGGTCTTAAGTCTGCTACAAAAGAAAAATTAGCTGCTTTACAAAGAGCTGGATCTGCTGAGAATGTTGGAAAAGGAGTACAAGCTGTTAAAGGTAAAGCTGGAGAAGTAATTGCCAAAGGTAAAGCTGCTGTAGCTCCAAAGATAGCTGCTGTACAACAAGCTGGATCTGCTGAGACTATTGGCAAAGGAGTACAAGCTGTTAAAGGTAAAGCTGGTGAAATGCTTGCCAAAGGTAAAGCTGTTGGAGGTAAAACAGCAGCTGCTATACAAAAAGGCGGTTCTGCTGAAAACGTTGGAAAAGCAGTAACTGGAGTTAAACAAAAAGTTGCTGGAGTAGTTGGTAAATATACAGGCAATACAGCTGCTCAGAAAGCTGGTATAGCTAATGCTGCTGCTCCTGGACAAAAAGCTGCTGCTATAGCTGCTAGAAAAGCAGAATTGGTCAGAGCTGCTGCGGGTAGTTCTAAAGGTAAAGCTGCTACAATGATTGGTAAAGGTAAGTCAGTTGCAGCTATGACTACTCCAAGTAAAGCTGCTGCTATAAATACAGCTGGTAAAGTTGCTTCCCAAACTGCCCAAGCAACATCAAGAGCTAAAGTAGCTGGTTACGATTTAGCTACTAAAAAAGCTGGTGCTCTTGGTAACGTTGGAAAAGCAGTTAGTAAATTTGCTGCCACTCCAGCAGGATATGCTACAGGTGGAGCTGCTGCGGCTGCTCTAGCAATTTATGCCGGTTATAAAATTTATAAGAGAATGTTTAGTCAAGCTGCTAAATCATGTGCTGGCCAAAAAGGAGCAGCAAAGACTTTATGTATGAATAAATATAAGAAAGCTGCAATTATGAAACAAGCATCTGCTATTCAATCAGCATCAGGAACTTGTGCTAAATCAAAAGATCCTGCAAAATGTAAAGCAGCAGTTGCTACGAAAGTTGCATCTCTTAAAGCTAAAGCTGCAAGAATTTCTGCTTAAATAATTAAACCAGGATCAGGATAATTTATAAATCCTGATCCTGGTTCAAAGGATAATATATTTTACTATTGAGATTAATAGTATTGAAGATCGATAGACACGAATTGAAAGGAGGAGTACAAAATGTTTAAAGGGTTTGATGTGAAGTTTCCAGAGTATGAAGTTATTACTCCACAAACAAAATTGTCGTTTACCGTTAGGTCATTAACTGTGAAAGAGGAAGAAAGATTAAAAGGAAGTTTAATGACCCCCACAAAGATTCATGAACATCTTAATAAATGTATCTTTGAATCCATCGTAGAAAAACCTGAACAAATAATTGATTATGATACTTTCTTGAAAAGTGTGACATTAAAGGATAGGGATGCTTTGTTATATGGCCTGTATCATATTTCTTATGAAGAAATAAGAAATTACGATGTTACATGTAGTTCTTGTACAAGAGAATATCCAGTTACAGTTCAGGCATCAGCCACATTCAACTACATGCCTTATCCAGAAGAAAAAATATTAGAAAAGAGATTTCATGTTGATCTTCCTGCATCTAAGGGTGTTGTTTGTACAATAAAACAACCAACTCTATATGATGAAATGATAGCAATCAAAACACAGGGCGTTGGTAAAGATTCTAATATGGACGTTATCACTGAAACACTTATCATTGATAAATTCCAACATGATCCTGAAAAAGGTGATACAGTTGTTTATTCTGAACGTGGTGATATTATAGATGCATATATGTCATTACCTTCAAGAGACAAAAGAGCCATTCATAAAAGATATAGGGACGAATTAGGACAATATGGTATTACTCTAAAAATGAAAACTACTTGTGTTCATTGTGGAGTTGAAGACCTTATTGATCTTGATTTAGTTTCAAACTTTTTTCGCATGGTGTTCACATTCTGATATGATTAACAAGTATCGAGAGATGCTTGAATCTAACATGTTTGCTTGTATGGAAATGAGCAAACAAGGTTATGAAAATGTGAACATGATGCCGATAAAAAGATTTTATAATTATTTAAAATGGAAAACTGATCTTGAAGATGATAAGAAAAAGATGATAACTGATGAAATTGCCAAGAGAGGAAAATAATGGCTAATTTACTTGATCGTTTTAAAATGCAAGTCATCGGATCAGAAGATAGATTGTATGATTATCTTTCGTTAATTTCATCTGGTGGTGATTTTAAAAGGGTACAAGATATAAATGTTATTTTAAATTCATGGAATAATATATTACTTACACCAAGGGGAACATATTTACATGATCCTAATTTTGGAAGTGACATATATAAATATGTTTTTGAACCTGTAGATGATACAACAGTTGAGGGTATTAAATTAGAGGTAGCTGCTAGAATTCAAATTTATGATAATAGAGCTTCTATAGAAAGTATAGATGTTATTTTACATCCAAATGGAAGAAGATTTGATGTAATAATATATGCAAATTACCAGGGAAAAAAGGGAACATTAGATGTTAAGTTTGATGACTCTACATATAGTGATTTCTTAACAAGGACTGCAGATTAATGTCAACTCAAAAATTTACTAGAATATATGATTATATACATGAGTATCAAAGACTTATATATGATTTTTATAGTAAAGATGTTGTTGCATATCTTACAACTTACTATCATATTGATTCAGAAGAAACAATATGGGAAGATGAAAATGTATTTGCTGGATCATATGATAGAGTTGGAGATCTTTCAGGTGTAAGATGGAATAAGATATTATTACTTCCTGTTTATTATATTGAAGATATATCTACTGTTTTTGATGGACAAGAAATTGGTTATGTTAAAGAAGGAGAAACACGATTTGTTATACCAAGCACATATAATTTTACTCCTTTACCAAATGATAAAATTAAATTAGAACAAGCATATTTAAGATCTGTTAATGATACATATCCAGTTTTTAATGTATCAGGAGTTGAGAAGTCTGTAAATGCTGACAGAACATTTTGGAAATTAAAAGTTGAAGTAGAGCAGAGTGTAACAGAAAGAGATCTTGATGCACAGGTCTTAGATACATATGCATTTTTTGAATATGATAAAAAGATTCATACTCTTGAAGATTCAGAGTATTTAACAACAGTATTACAAAAAAATGAAGTACTTAGACATAGATGTAAAGAAAGTCTATTTGATGAAAATAGCGGATTCTATTTAGTATAAAAGGATAAAAAATGGCTGATACAGTATCATATGAGGTATACTCATCTAGGGAAGAAAATAGAAATTTAATAATTGCAGAATTGAAGAAATATTTAGAACTAGAGAATGTAGATCTTACGAAGTCGTCTTTCCTATCTTTTATTGTAGAAGCATTAGCAACACTTACAAGTAATTTAATGTTCTATCAAACATCTGTTTATCGTGAATTCTTTCTTACCAAAGCACAACTACCCGATTCAATTTATAACTTAGCAGCTTTTCTTGGATATGATCCCCAATTAGCTAGTTATTCATCCGTTGATATTTTATTTCAGGTCCCATTTGGTTTTGTTGATCCAGTTACTGAAATTGTTATTCCTATTGGTTTTAAATCATATGCTAATGATGATGTAACTTTTACTACGTATTATACTACAACAATAACAATAACAAATAATTCATCTGTAAGAATAATAGGTCAAGAAGGTACTAAAGTATTTGATATTCCTGTTGTTATTGATGATTCATTTTTTTCATTTGCAATTAACTTTAGACAATTGACTTCAGATATCCAAGAGTTTCAAATTGCAAGTGATTTACAAGTATATCAGTTTAGTAATATTGACGTTCCATTTGATGGGAAACTTGCTGGAATAGTAGTTGAGGTAAGAGGACCTAATCAAACAGGTTGGAATGTGTATAATAATTATAACAGTTTGTATTTAATGGATGAAAATACCAAGGGATATGTTTTAAGAAGAACTGATGCTGGTGTTAATATTGCATTTGGAAATGGTATAATTGGTTATCAACCTGTTGCTGGAAGTACAGTTAGAGTAACTTTAACATTAACAGGAGGTGCGAATGGTAATGTTATTTCTGGTGTTATTAGATCAGCAGAAAGAATATACAATGAAACAGATGCTGGTGTTACAGAATTAGTTAGTTATGAAATAGTAAATCCAGTTGCAGCATCTGGCGGTGAAG